TGGCATTTAAATGAAAGATGGATATATGGTTTGCTGTTTCCAATGTGGACGATCATGGATCATTGAAGATTATGATCCGATCATTGGCTTCGCCTGTGAATATTGCATGACAATGGGCAAGCTCAATATGGACAAAATCACTTGTAAGATTCTCAATGCGGAGCAAATGTTTCATCATTATCTGCTTAAAGAAGGTTTTGCAAAATTTGTTGATCTTGATTAGGATGAAGTATCGCAATCGGTTTCAGAGAATGATCATGAAATTTATCGTTCGTTATTGTATGAACAACTTGAAATATAAAAAAATATTGAATCGTATGAATTACCATACACTGAAGATCAGCGAAGAAAAACATTTTTCTTTTAATTAGAGAGGGATACGATTGATAATCGTTAATCGATGGCGGGATTTTGTTTCGGAAAAAACTTTGACACTGCTATCGGAATGGGTTGAATATTATATATGTAATCGATCTCATGGTGCACGATTGCCAACAGAAGGGCAGAGATATCTTCTTGTTAAATCATATAATAAACTAGGACAAGCCATTTTCAATCTCAAAGTTTTAGAAGGTTTGGACTTTTCGCGCTCTACTCTGCCTAAGGAATTCAATCGTCTCGATGAATTCACAATGACGTTTCGACAACTTGAAGCAATGGAACAGCTTGTGATTATCGCATATATCGATCCATTTGAAGAGTTACGTGAAAAGGATCAGTGGGAGAGGTTTTTAAATCAGTCTTTAATTCGCTCTAACGCTCAATATGATCGGCTTTTATCCCAGGCCGTTATAAAACTTCAAAAACTTTGTGAGAAAAAAGGTCTTGTAAATACAATGAAACACGAGATCAGGACTTGGGAAAAGATTGCGAAAAGATTGAGCGTAAGTGTTTTTACCGCACGTAAAATAGCTAAAGATCCAAAGGCGAGAATGCCTGTCACTATGGTAGGTGGCACTCCTGTGACTACAGAGGAATATATATCGAAATGGCTTGACGATCTGATTGAGAAACGCCCATATTGGAAAATAGCGCAAGAAAGAGAGAAAAATAAATCAGAGGAATGAGTCAGCATGGATATAAAAATTTCCATTGATATAGATGGAAAAACATATAATGCCGTTCATCATCTTGATCGTTCTTTTATTTTCATCAATAAAGACTCTAAGATTCTCACTATAGATAGTAAAATTTTTCATCAGGCACATCTGATGATTCAGCAAATTTGCAACGACTATTATAACGATGTAATCGAACAAATATAGCCAGAACTTTCTTTTATTATTAACTTCTTATCTATTTTATTTAGCATAATCTATTTACTTTTAAGAAAAAGTGCTATATAGATTAGTATAATCGGCAATATGTCTTAAATGATCGGGAGAATTCTCTCGATCATTCCTATTTAAAGGAATGGTATGAAAGTAAGAAAAAGGCTGACTCTGGCTCAAAAAGCGGGACAAAGAGTTGCAGCTAGGATGAAAATGCGCAAATTGAAGGAAGAACAGGAGAATGCTATACAAGAACTATCTGATGGTGGTCTGACCCTGCAAGAACGCAAGCTTATTGAAGAATATCTTGTAGATTTCAATGTTCGTAGAGCGATGGAATCAGCCGGTTATGAGAAATATTCTTCAAGTCTTGCATATAGCATTCTCACACGTCCTCATATCAAGAGGATGATTGAATTACGCAAAGAAGAATTAAAAAGAGAACTCGCCGTTGACCAAGGCAGAATGGTTCGTGAATATCTGAATATTGCATATGCAAAAACCACAGATTATTTTACTATTGATGAAAGTGGATTTTCCAAATTCAAGAATTGGGACGATCTTTCCGAAGATCAAAAATCCGCTGTATCTGAAGTTTCTTTCGGTATCAATAAAGAAACTGGTCAACGGTATATAACGCGAATAAAACTCTTCGACAAGATGAGAGCCCTTGAAGGACTTGCGAAACATCTTGGGTTCTTTGAGAAAGACAACCAACAAAGGCGAAGTGATATTAACGTAACACTCGAACAAGTCCTCATGGAACTTCCTGGTGAAGTGGCCGATGCTGTTCGCAGTAAGATGATTCAAGATGTTGAAGTAATTGAAATGGTTGATCGCAATGGAGTATATGGAGAAAAGTCGGAAACGGGCCATTAGGCGGCAGCAGGAGTTTAAAGCCAAAAAAGAAAATCGCCAGAGAAAAAATAATGGGCGTAAATCTCAATTCGATGATGATGAATTTTTTGAGAAAAACAACTGGAAGCGATATTTGTGGAGATCGTAAAAGTTACACCAGAACTTATTGATTCTTTATGTGGCCAGTTAGAATCAATATTTCCACCCGATCATATTGACGAATGGCGTAAGGCCAATCAATTTATCAAATATCAAAACGATCCGGTTGGATTTGGCACTAATATATTAAAAGAAGTTTATACCGAAGACATCAAGCGAATGATGGAGTCGGTCAGGGATTTTCGGGTAACTGTAGCTATATCAGCAAATGGTACTGGAAAATCTTTCTCTGCTGCCAGCTTGGTAGTTTGGTGGTATAAATGCTTCCCGGATTCAAAAGTTTTTACTGCTGCTGCACCACCGGAAGATAATTTAAGAAACATTCTCTGGGGCGAAATTGCCAAGAAACAGTCTAAAGTTCCTGAACTTTTTGAGCATGACAAGATCAAGGATCTGTCCATCTCAAAAAATAAATGGCATTTCGTAGAGGGTGTTACAATACCTCAAGCGGGTAATGAAGCGCAACGTGAGGCAAAATTCTCAGGGCGACATGCGCCACACTTGCTCTTTGTTATCGATGAAGGTGATGCCGTACCAAATGAAGTTTATCGTGGTATAGACGCCTGTATGTCTGGCACTCATGATAGGCTTCTAATATTGTTTAATCCACGCGCTAAAATGGGGAAAGTATACGATTATATTATTAACGGCGTTGCTAATGTAGTTGAACTTCAAGCGTTTAACCACCCCAATGTAGTGCGGGGAATAAATGTCATTCCGGGTGCTGTATCTCGTGAGATTACCGTTCAGCGTATCAATGAACAAACGAGGCCGTTGCTTGAAGGTGAAGAGCCTGATTCAAAATGTTTTGAGTTGCCATCATTTTTGGAAGGTTCTGTCGCATCACATCCAAGGAGTGGCGATCCATATCCTCCATTGCCACCTGGCTGGCGCAAGGTTAAAGACGAATGCCCTGAATTCTGGTATAAAGTTCTGGCTAAATATCCACCACAAGGAGCCAATCAACTTGTAAATGCCGATTGGGTCCGTGATGCACGAGCAAGATGGGATTTATATACCAGCATTCATGGAGATCAACCACCTGAAGGTATTCATCCTATATGCGGATTAGATGTCGCTGATATGGGTGATGACTCGAATGTTTTATGTTCGAGATATGGTGGTTATGTAGCCAGAATGGAAAGATGGTCAGGTGTCGATCCTGCTGAAACAGCAGATCGTGCTGCTGACAAGGGAATGCAATATGGCAGCTATTGCATCAATGTTGATGCAATCGGTGTGGGTGCTGGTGTTTCACATGGAATCCGCAAAAAAGGTGTTCGCGCTAACCGTGTCGATGTACATAATAAGCCGACTAAAGTCCCACCAGATAAGGAACACGCCAAATTTGGCATTTTACGTGATCAGATACTTTGGGAAGTAAGAGTATGGCTTAAGGAAGATCCAACTGCCATGTTACCGCCTAATGATAAACTTCTCCAAGAATTGGAATTGCTCACTTATGAAGAAGATAATGGTAAGATTCGTATAATGTCTACTGATAAAATTCGTTCCTTGATAGGAAGAAGCCCAGATGATCTAATGGCATTGGCGTTGACATTTTCGCCAAGAGAAAGATCGCCTAAGGTTAGAAAAATCATATGAAAGATCAATTGATCAGGACCAATGATGAGTGAATGCATTCAGCGATTTTCTTCTAAAGCTATTGGACAGATTCAACGACCCTGCTCTATTGATTGCAGTGATTGCCATTGCGATGCTCTTTTATCTCCTTGTAAGATCTGGTCAAGTTATCCAAGCGAAAGATCGGCATTTAGAGAAGATATCGGAGCGAATGAGTCAATATGGGAATTCATTGGAACGGATGACAACCCTTCTAGAACTCCTTTGCAACAAAGTGCTGAGCGGGAAGAAATAGGGGGTGCAAAGGTGTGTCTTCTCTCGAAGATATTTAAGATGTTTGTACCTCCAAAAAAGCCAGCAACAATTATTGAATCCAATGAACACATTCAAAATATTAATGACAGATTAGATCACATGATAGCAACACTCAATGGCGATGACAAATGGTTTGAGTGTAAAGCAATTGAGGATAAGAAAGGAGAGTGAATAGATTTAATAAGCAATTTCAGCAGTATAGTTTCTATTGCGGCATTTTCCTTCTTGTTGGTACCTATTTGTCAATCGGAATTTGTGATCGTATTGAAGATTGTAACCATCCTTTGTTGATTTATGCAATAGAAATGTTCATACTCGTTGCATGTGATATCTTCTATACTTGGTGGTGGATTCATAATGGAAATGCTTCATCTATTTATAGATGGATGACAATTTTATTGTATTGCCTAACTTTTGAATGTGCAATGGAATTATATGCCAGACTACTATATTTAAGTGATTTTAACAGTTTTAAGAATTTTATAGAAACGCCTTGGTGGTATGGTCGCACTATTCCCAAGATGTTCACTTTAATATATATCATTTCATTAATTATAGGCAGGATTATTGGAAGCAAATTTCCCAGCCAGGTTAAAAAATAAATAGATGGGTATATTCGATTTCCTTCGTAAAAAGCCGAAAGAGAAGAAGCCGATAGGCAGTAATCCTTTGATTTCACGCCTTTTGCCACAATCGCAATTTGGGCGCGAAATGATATCGGAAGACAACGCACAGGCTCAGCTTCAGTCATATCGAAGTTGGGTTTTTGTAGCTTCTAATCTCAACGCTCAATCAGTTGCTCAAGTGCCATTGAGATTGTATGTGGCCAAACCATCGAAAAATATCAAGATGCGGTTTCCCACGAAGGAAATATCTCAAGAACAAAAGGAATACCTCTATAAATATTGCAAAATTTGGAAATATACATCAGTTCGTAGAAGTGCTGATATTGAAGAGGTCGTCGAGCATCCTATTTTTGATCTATTCCGTAATGTAAACAACTTTAATAATTCATTTGATCTTTGGGAAATCACTCAGCTTCATCAGGAATTGACAGGGACTGCTTATTGGTATCTCGTAGGTGGTAAACGTTACAATGTCCCATTTGAAATTTGGACTATTCCACCAGATCGTTGCTTCCCTATTCCTGACCCAAAACTATTTATTAAAGGTTATAGATATCGATATGGATCTACAGTTCAGGATTTTGATGAATCCGAGGTAATTCAATTTAAATTCGTAAATCCGCGTAATCCATATATTGGTATTTCTCCTCTTGTTGCGGCCATGTCTGCGTACAATATCAATGAAAACATGTCTCGTTATGAAAGTGCAATTTTCCGCAATATGGGGAGATTAAGTGGTGCATTCACAACGGAAGAATCTCTGAGCGATCAAGATTGGGATCGTATCAAGCAGGAGCTTCTTGACGCTTATGGTGGTGTAGATAATGCCGGTAAATGGGCGTTGTTGGATAACGGTCTTGAATATAAGGATTTTGGGTTTTCACCTACTGAATTGAGTTTTATCGAAGGCCGAAAGCTCATGAAAGAAGAATTGTTGAATGCTTATGGCCAGAGTATCGCTCTTTACAGTGAGAATCCAAATCGTGCGAATGCTGATGCGGCAGAACGATCATTTATGCGGAGAACTATTCGCCCGCGTTGTATTCGCCTGGCAGAAAAACTCAACGAGAAACTTTGCCCACGATATGATGACAATCTTTTCTTGGCTTTTGATGACCCAAGCCCAGAAGACGCTCTTATTTCCGCACGAATAAGAGAGATCAATATCCGTACCGGTGTCACCTCCATTAATGAGGAAAGAACGTTAATGCGTAAACCTCCATTTAAAAATGGAGATGAACCTTTGGTTCAGTCACAATATATTCCACTTTCTCTGGCTGCAAGTGGTGCGGCCTTGAAAACTAATAGAGAAATACAAGGAACGCCACGAGAAGGACGACCACCGGAGAAGGATATTCAAGAACTCAGCCGGATTATCGCTAAGATTATAAAAGAAAAGTATAATGAGGAATAATGCCTCAAATGAGACAGTATGGATCGACACTTAGGCTGATTGGTCGAACAGAATAAAATGGAGGTAAAGATAATGGATATCATCACAACTAGGCTGTCTCCCAGAGAGATCAATTTGCCTGAGTGGGCAAAAGATGTCGCTTCGTCTTATTCGGATTCTCAGCTTATTCGTAAGGGTATTGCCACTAATGACTTTGTTTTCGTAGAAGGTGAAAGGGCAGCTATTTTTGTTGCCACCAGCGCCACAGTTGATCGTGATAGAGAGATTGTCGTTCCCAAAGGAATTTCATTTAAAAATTTTGAACTGGCTGGCAGGCCAATTCAATGGGCGCATAGGTATGATCAGCTATCGCTCGGTTCGGCCCAATGGATTAAATACGATTCCAATACCAATCGTGTTCTGATCAAAGTAAAATTTGGTAAGCATCAATTTGCAAGTGATGTATTTGAACATATTAAAGAACATCCACTATCTATGTCCATAGGTTTTATTCCCGTAAAGATTTTATATCGTGAAGATTTCGATACTGTCGATTTCAAAGAGTTGGGCGTTGACCCGAAAGAAGCTGCAAAAGCGAAGAGAATCTTTGTACAGTCTGAACTTCTTGAGGCAAGTATTGTTCCTGTCCCTGCCAACCCAGAAGCGTACCAAGTTGCAGTATCTAAGGGGTTGTTTACCCAAGATGATATCAAAAGCACAGGGTATGTTTATCAAGTGATTGATTTGACTGAAAAGGATGAAAACGATGGGAACGAAAAACAAACAGAAAAAGAAGAATCAGAACCAAAAGAAAAAGGCCAAGGAACAGGTAATAGTGATGGGAAAGGGCAAGAAGAAATAGAATTTGATCTTGCTGAAACTGAAATTATTGAAAAGCCAGAAACAACTGAAAATTACCATCGTATTCCTGTTAGTGAAGGCCATAGTGGTCATACGATTCGCACAGTCACAATCTTTGCATCGCGAGGTATCAAAGCACTCTATTGTGTTGATTGTAAAATCGTGATTACGTATCTATTTTCTGTCGATAAATGGACTATGGAAGAAGCACGCCAATGGGTCGCTGATCATAGAAAACCAAATAAATCAGATGACTTTGGCGATGTAGGATTTGGTGAAGTTGCCGGTGATGATCCAAACCCAATTGATATTGATTTCTCCAAACTCAAAAGACAAGAAAGAGAATTGCACGCGGCTACAGAAGAAATTGTCGAGGTGAATATCACTCCAGAAATGATTAGGGATATTCTCAAGGAAGAACCTGAATTGTTTTTTGATATTTTCCAAGACTTTCTTGATAGACACAATTATGAACTGACCAAACGTTCTTCTGAAGTTATTGATGATATCTCCGAAGAATTGGCCAAAAATATTATTGATGAATCTGCCGATATTCTTTTTGGCATTAAGTCTGGAAGAACACTTTCCAGTAGAACGCGGAATATCATTGCTCAAGCCATCTCTGTTTTGAATGAACTTTTGACGAATGCAGACAGAGAAGACTCTCTTGAAGAGATTTCAATTGAATCAGAAAAGGACGTTTCATTGGATGAAATAGAATTGGTGCAAGAAGATGACGATAAATTGGAACAAATTATTCAAAATATACTTCATGAACTTTTTTCTAAATTTTCTATTGATCCTACCGAATTAGTTCAGGAGGCCATTAAGAAATATCAAGGAAAAATGTTTTAGGCTGAAATCGGACTTGATGAGTTAGAGAGGCGAATGGTTTTTGGAGATCTATAACCAGAGAGATTAGAAAACCACTCTCAGAGACTCCACAAGTACGTTTGGCATATAGTATGCGATTCATGCGAATCGCTTTTTTATTATGCATTTATGAAAAAATCTGGAGGTATATATTAAATGGAAAAGGCAACTCTGACTGAAAGCAAACTTCAGGAGATCGTATCCAAGGCTGCTGCGCCCATGATCGAGAATGAATTCAAGACCAAGCTTGATAATTTTGCTGATGAAATTAAAACTCAGATCGAAACTGAGATGAAAAAGATGGCTCAGCGTATCGAGATTCATGATCGGTCTGAAGATGATCTGAAGGGCGGATTCAAGAGTTTGGGACATTTCTGTTACGATGTTTATAAAATGGATACGTCCAATAATCGCTATGTATCCAAAGAGATGTCCGACTGGTTGGCAAAAGCCGCCGGGGCAAGTCAATCAGAAGGTGACGTCAATTATGGTGGTGCATTGGTTCCTGTTCAATTCAGAAATGAACTTATGACTATGGTTGAAGAAACCAATGAGCTGCTACCGCGTTGTACTATAGTCCCCATGGAAACCAATATCATTGAAATGCCCTACCTTTATTCGTTTGATCAATCAAGCGGATATGTACATGGCGCTATCAAATGGTATTGGGTCGATGAAGATACTCAGTTGACCGAAAGCCGTTTCAAAACAGCGAAATTTCAATTGAAACTCCATGATCTCACAGGGCTTTGCTATGTAACCGAAAGATTGATGCAGGATTCGCCCCGTTCTATTGAAGCTCTCATTCGGACTGGCTTTAATGATGGTTTGAACTTTCAATATAATAATGTTCTGATTCGTGGTACTGGCGCCGGCCAACCTCTCGGTTGTCTTAATGCAAATTGTCTAGTCACTGTGGCCAAGGAAACTGGGCAGTCAGCAGCCACTATCTACTATGAGAACATTCTTAAAATGTATCAATCTGCCTACAATGTAGGTCGCTGTGTTTGGGTGGCAAATCCGAATGTTCTCGTTCAGCTCGCAACTATGGGTCTTGCTGTTGGTGCAGGTGGTGCTCCTGTTTACTTGCCCGCCAATGGCGCTTCCGGCAGCCCTTATAACACCCTTATGGGTCTTCCGTTGATATGGAATGATCACTGCTCGACTCTTGGAACGGTTGGAGACATTATCCTGGTTGATTGGTCACAGTATATGGTCGGGCGTCCCGCTGGCGATGACGGTGTCAAATTCGATACTTCTATTCATATCAAATTTGATTATCTTCAGACCGCATTCCGCTTCTATCTGAGGATGGCTGGTGCTCATACTTGGCCGACTTATTTCACTCCTCCACAGGCCACTACTTCGTACCGTTCGCCTGTTGTTGCCCTTGAAACCCGAAGCTAAGATATGAGAATTGACATTAAAATATTTTTTCTTTTTGGAGGTA